CCCAAGATCATAACAGCTATCACTAAGCTCTAATGTTTTTGTTATTACTTTTGGTTTTTTATAATCAACATATTTACCTTTAGTATTGTCATAAGCACCATTTTTTGTATCTGTTCTTGATACTTTAATATTGTCATATCTAAGCATTATTATTTACCTCTCTTTCTTTTTCCTCGCTTTTATCTTCTTGTATTAGTTCACCTTGAGTATAGCCTTGTTTTATCATCTCAGCGATATGCTCAAGATCAATTTCATTTGGTTCGTAATTTGGGTAATCATCAACTGATAATTTCCACCAAGTAGATTTTATTGTCATTATTTACCTATACCTAAAATTAATTATAATATTCTTTATATTCTGATTTAATTGGCTTTGTAATAAATTGCTTAAACATATCACATTTACAAGTTTTTAAATCATATTCATAAGCCTTTAAATCATGTTCAAAAACTACTTTCCAATATTCTTTTTTTGGATTTAAATCTTGAATATAATCTTGTTGCTCTGAATTTAGGTCTTCGTAATATTCTTTAAAAACATTTGAAACATCAGTCCACCTAGTTTGATAAGTTCCGTTTAATAATAATACTCTGACTGGAACTATATTATTATTAAATAAAGTTTCTAATCCCTCTAAGTTATCGTCTTGCTCAAATTGATTAGCTATTTCTGTATAATCAATATTATCATTCATTATTATTTACCTCTCTTTCTCGTAAAATATCTAATGGATCGTATTTTATAATTGCGTCTATATCTTTTTTAGAAAAATAGAACATTAATTTACGATATAATAAATTTAATTGTTTAATCATTATTATTTACCTCTCTTTATTTGATTAATAGTTATTTTAGCTTTTTGATAAAAACTATCATCTGGCATACAAGTATCTAATCCTTCTTGAAATTTGCAATCATAGCAATATTCAGGATCTATATGAGTACAAGAATTTTTAGAAAATAATAAATAATTTTCATTTACATTTGCACTACCACAAGAAACACAGACTGAAATACCCTTATCTACTAAATCTTTATAACTATACATTATTTACCTCTCTTTATTATAATATAACTAATGTAAACAAAGCCTATAATTATAAATAAATCTAGGCCATTAAAACCTTGCATAAACATCAAGCAATATCCTTATAATGTTCTTGATAAAAATCATTATCAAGTATAACGAATTGATCCCAATCGACTTTAAAAAATCTATAATCAGTCAATCCACCTCTTGCGTCTGCTCCATTATGAATTGACAAAGCTATTATATCATTGTCGTAAAGATCATCTCCAAAATGCAAATACTGTATATCTTGAGATAAGACATTATCAAAGTTGTAAGTATAAACACAATGTATCTTGTCATCAGTTAAAAATTTAGACATAAAATCCTCTACATCATTCCAAACATTTGATCTACCATTAGGATTATTAAAGGCGTGATATTGATCTCTTTTTATCCATTCATTTAATTTTTTTGTCAATTCTGGTAAGTAATGACATGAATTAATTAAATGATGATATAAAGATTTAGTGATAATAATATCTTTAGGATCAGATTTATCAAAATGTAGTTCTTGTTCATTCATAAAATCTAAATGCGTTTTTTTTTGGTTGCGTTGCCAATGTCTGCCATTGTCGCCTCCACTATCAAGAAAATGCTTCCCTGTATTCTCGGTTAGCATTTCATAAATAGCTTGTTGTGTTTGTGTTGTCATAATTTTCTCTCTTTCATTGTGTTAATAGATCATAAAAAAAAGAAAAAAACAAGAAAAAAAGTTAAATTAATCTAAATATCTTAAATACTTTATATATAGATAATTAAGCAATTTATCCTGATCTTTTTGGCCAAGCTGCTTATATTCTTTATTTAACTGTTTATCCTTAATAATAAGCTCTATAAGCTGATTATCTTTGTTTATATCTCTTTTTTTAATCATACTAATATAGACGAATTTCACGCCAAATTATTCCAAAAAACCACGAATTATTAAAACTTAATGATTAAATACTTAAATAAATACTTAAAGATATATAAAGAACTATATAAGGTAATACATAGAATATATTTAGAAATTGTTGATATACTTAGGTTATGTAAGATCTATATTTGTTTTTATATTAATGGATATATAAAATAACAAAATACATTTTACAAAGCCTATAAAGACAATAACAAACAAAATAAATTAAGAACTATATAAACAAATATATAAAATAATATTTTATTACAGTATTTATAATATTATGATGTATATCGGATAATATTTATATAAATATGTACTATATTATTACTATTATTTTATATGAACAAAATACAAACAGAACTGTGTTGTAAAAATTTATGTGACAACCCCCATCGTATTTTTTTTTATAATTATACTACCGATTACAACTCAGAACTAATGTCCATAAAGGCCTTGCCCATATAAATACAGATATGATAGAGTTTACAAAAAATAAAAAAGATATACCTGAAGGTAAGCTATATAGTGAGCTAACTATATTTGGCTGGGATAAGAAAAAAGAGATGCAGCACAGAGTATGTTTATATTGTGATGCTTGGGGATCTTTTGCTATACAGCCGAAAGACGCATACAGACAGTATTATTTTTTATGTGGAGATCATTACTCAAGTGAAAAAACAGAAAAAATCTAAGCCTAAAATTGATGTGTTTAGTATCTTGGTCAAAGAGCTAAATGACAGAACCCCTGTAAAACAAAACTCAGGTAAAGGTATTGTCAAAGATAGCACAGTTGCACGAATACAAGATATATATAGTGGGGATAAGAAAGACGATGTATGAACACGATTACGATCCCATACAAGCCTAGAGACCTACAAACACAAGTACACAAGAACCTTAAAAGATTTAATGTATTAGTATGCCATAGACGATTTGGCAAGACTGTCTTGACAGTCAATGAACTTATAAAGAAATGCTTACAATGTAAGCTACCACGACCACGATATTATTATATAGCTCCGACCTATAGCATGGCAAAAAGGATAGCTTGGGATTACCTCAAGTATTATACCTCTGTTTTACCCAATATGGACTACCATGAGACCGAATTAAGAGCCGAGCTACCAAATGGGGGTAGAATTCAGTTATTAGGCTGTGAGAGGCCTCAAACGCTAAAAGGACTATATATTGATGGAGTGGTATTAGACGAGGTTGCCCAAATGCCTCCGAAGATGTGGACTGAGGTCATACGACCAGCTCTATCAGACAGAGAAGGTTTTATGATTGCGATTGGTACTCCTCAAGGTCATAACGCCTTCTTTGATCTCTATAATCATGGACTGCATGATGATAATTGGTACACAGAGAAATTTAAGGCTAGTGAAACAAAAGTAGTGAAAACAGAAGAACTAGCAGAGGCAAAGAAATTAATGCCTCCAGAGATATACGAAGCTGAGTATGAATGTAGCTTTGAAAGTTCTGCAATAGGAGCTATCTATTCACAAGGACTGAATAAAGCAGAAGATGAAGGCAGAGTAACAAAAGTGCCTTATGATCCTACAATGAAGGTATCGACCTTTTGGGATCTAGGTATGGCAGATAAAACTTCTATATGGTTTTGTCAGCAAAAAGGAACTGCTATACATCTGATAGATTATTTTGAGGACTCAGGAGAAAGTTTAGAATACTACTCATCGGTGCTACAAGATCGTGGATATATCTACGATACGCACTATCTACCACACGATGCACAAGTACGAGAGATCGGAACTGGTAAATCGAGGGTAGAAATAGCACAAAGTCTTGGTCTATCAACCAGCATTGTGCCTAAAATGAGTATAGAAGATGGTATTAACGCAGTCAGAATGACATTATCACGATGTTATTTTGACTTTGAAAAGACAAAAGAAGGACTAGATGCCCTAAGACAGTACAGATGGGCAGTCAATGACAAAGGCGAAAGCAAAAATAGACCACAGCACGACTGGACTTCCCATAGTGCAGACGCATTTCGCTACTTATGTACTGGATTACAGGAAACAAAGAACTGGGCAACACAAATTAAATATCCGAAACTAGGAATTGTATAATGAAATTAACGAAAGAAAGATTAAAAGCACTTATATCGCAAGAAATTACTAATTCTCTTGGCTATTATGGTGGTGAATTATCTTCACAACGCAAAAATGCACTAAAATTTTACTTAGGAGAGCCACTTGGCAACGAAGTAGAAGGGCAATCGCAAGTTAGATCGCAAGATGTGCTAGAAGTTGTAGAGAGCATACTACCAAGTATGATGAGAATATTCACACAAGGCGAAAGTATTGTAAAATTTGAGCCAACAAGTCCAGAAGATGTGCAATATGCTGAACAAGCATCAGATTATATTAATCATATCTTCAACAAAGACAATAATGGCTATCAAATCCTACATACGATGTTCAAAGATGCACTTATTTCTAAGAATGGCTTTGTAAAATACTACTGGAAAACAGATAAAGAGCAAAAACAAGAGTCTTATGAGAATCTTACTGGTGCAGAGTATCAAGCATTACTTGCTGACACCGAAGTTGAGGTTGTAGAAGTAGAAGAAGGCGATATTGACCTAGATATTAACAATGTTGATTTCAGCGAAACAAAATACAATGTAACTGTTCAAAGAGTTAAAGAATATGGGCGTGTGTGTGTAGAAAATGTTGCTCCAGAAAGCGTTTTAGTAAGCAAAACTGCAACAAGTTTAGAAGATTGTAACTTTATTGGGCAAAGAGTTTTTAAAACAAGATCAGAATTAATTAGTATGGGGTTTGACAAAAAGATTGTCAAAGAATTACCAGTAGCAGACGAAGAAATTTACAATACAGAAGCTGTTACACGAAGATCATACGATGATGAGACGATGCCACAAGAGTATCAAAACATCGATCCTTTACTGACTAGAGTGAGTGTCATAGATTGCTACATGAAATGTGATTTTGACAATGATGGTATGGCAGAATTAAGACACATCGTAGTTGGTGGATCTGGGCCAAACGCATATCATATACTTGAAAACGAACCCATAGAGCAAATACCTTTTGCTATGGTAACAGCAATACCAATGCCTCATAGATTTTATGGTTTGTCTATTTACGATCTAATCGGTGATGTTCAAGAAATCAAAACAACACTTTTAAGACAAACCCTTAATAACGCTTATCTACAAAATAATGCCAGAACTGTAGTAGTAGATGGGCAAGTGAATATTGATGACCTCCTTACATCAAGAGCTGGGGGTATTGTAAGAGCAAAATCTGCTGGTGCAGTTAC